AGAAGTTGAACGCAGAGCAGCCGGAAGTTGCCCTGCTGGTCAACAATGCCGGCTGCGGATACCTGGGCAATATTGGCGAGGTGGAAACTTCTTCCCAGACCCGCATGATCGATCTGAATCTGCGTGCATTGACGGCAATTACCAACATAACTGTTCCTTTCATGGCTCCCGGCAGCTGCATTCTGAATGTCTCCTCCATTGCATCCTTCTGTCCTAATCCCCGCATGACGGTTTATTCTTCCACCAAGGCCTATGTGACCTCTTTCACGGTTGGCCTGAGCGAGGAACTGAAGCCCAAGGGTATTACTGTTACGGCAGTCTGCCCCGGTCCTATGGAGACAGAGTTTATCCATCTGGGCGGAATTAAGGGTCACTCCAAGACCTTTGATATTCTGCCTTACTGTGACCAGGTTCGCGTGGCAGGCGGAGCTCTGCGCGCAGCCCGTGCAGGCCGCACGATCTACACGCCCAAGCTGTTCTACAAGTTCTACCGGGTTCTGGCAAAAGTGACCCCGGTGAAGCTGATGGTCAAATTTACAGGAACCTGATTAAAATTTCATGGAATTGTAACACCTTTTCCAGTAATTGCAATCATTTGAGCGTGCTGCTGTGTTTTGAATGTGAATACGTAAAGAGACCGGCCCGGTGTGGGTCGGTCTCTTTCTTTTAGCCTTTCAGCAGGTTTGCCGCTCGCTGGCGGAGAATGTACGCCTTGCCGATGCGCTGCGTCACTTCGTCACAGGCGGCTTTATAGCTGCATTCCGTGCACGACAGCGTGCAGTAATCCGGCAGGCCGGTTGCGTCAATGGCTGCCGCCTCTGCCTCCAGTGCAGCGGCCTGCGCTTCCAGCGCTTCCGCTTGCCTCAGACGATCTTCCATCCCAAACACCCCCTTTCTATTTTTCCCAGCTCCGGCGCTCGATATCAACCACGGTTTCGATGCCGGGACGCTGTTTTTTCAGTTCCTCATACCGTGCCAGGGCTTCCCGGCGCTGCTTGCCGGTGTAGTGTTCGTGCAGCTCGTCAACGGTGGTCCCGTCCTCATACAGCCGGATGATTCGCAGGTCAAAGGTGACGCCGCGCCCGCTCCACGGAGCATGGCGGACCAGGGACAGCCGCAGCTTATACGGCATGGCGGATAGCTTGGCATACTTGGCGGCCAGTGCCTGCCGGTACTGCTGCAGCTCCTCTTGCAGGGCGGTGATTTCGGACTGAAGCCGGGCCGCGCTGTTGTCGTGGTATTCGACTTCTTTCAGCGTCAGCTTTTCAGGGTCCCGGCAATAGCCGTATATCTGGATTCGATACTCCGGGTTGTAATACGTCCCCCGGTGGAACCATGTTTCATAACCCATGCTTTACCCCTGGCCTTTCTGGTAAATTTCGTCTGTGCTGCCGTCCTCATAGTAGACGCTGATCCGGCACCAGTTGTTATGCTGGGCGGTGGTCAGCCGGTAGAAGTGGCCCGAATCGCTGCGGCCTTCCTCAATGATAACCGGCTCACTGTCCTGATTTCCGGCCAGAATGGGGAGGGCCTTGCCCTCCACCAATTTCTTGATCTCCTTGTATGTCATCTTGCTATCCTCCCTCAGATGATGCCGTCGTCAGCGGTAACAATGCAGACACAGCCGTTTCCGCTGATATACTCGTTGCCGCCCTCGTCGGAGTAGTGCTTAAACCCGCTGTGCTTCATTGCGCCGGTGAACCCGTCCCGGGTATATTCCCATTCAGGGCGGCGAGTCAGTTTCCCAACGATTTCAAAGCCAACCGCTTTTGCGTACTGCCTGATATTCATGCTCTGTTCCTCCTTTTGGCTGGTGCCTCGATGGCGTCAATGATCTGGAAAACCCAGCTGGTCACGGTGGCGACGCCCACCACCATGAATGTCATGGCGGCGGCGCTCATGCGCTCACCGCCATGACTCGCGGCAAACGCTTCACATAGAACCGGCTGCGGGTTTCTGCGGGAGTGCAGCGGGCAATGAAGCTTTCTGCGTCGTGCGGATATCTGAAAATTGCGGCGATTGCCGTCCGGGGCTGGTGATCGTCGTAGTTGCTGCCGTCAATGTCGTAGCATACGGCCCAGTTGCAAAGGGTGTCTTTCATGGGCTCCTTCCTCCTGTGTTGTAAATTTGTCGTGGTTGCGGGGTCATGGGGCTGGTCGTATTACGCCGGGCCAGCTAACGGCGACGGGGGTTATTCGTACTTTTCCAGACGGGCCAGCAGATCGGCGGCTCTGTCCCGGCGGCCTGTGGCCTTTGCCAGGGCAGACAGCCCGTGCTTCACGGCAATGTCATTCGGGCAGTCGGCCAGCTGGGCCAGCGTGCCGGAGGTTGCCAGGATTGCCGCGGTGGCGTCGGCTTCCATGTCGGAGATCGCCAGCCACAAATCCCGGTAAAGGTCAGCGGGGAGCTGCTTCTTGATGGCGGCTTTCAGATCGGCATCAAGCTGCTTCTTTTCCTCCGACAGCTTTTCAAACTGCTTTGACCAGCGCTTTTCCTGCTCGTCCAGATCGTCATAGGCCTTGGAGCGGGATTTGCTCAGCTCGTCCCGGCTGTTGCTGATCCGCTCATAACGTTCCGGCCAGCTCTCCAGAAAGTCGTTGTCGATGTTGGACTTTGCCAGGTCGATACAGCCGGCGAAGGCGGCACCGATATAGCTTTCAGGGTCTACGCCCTGCAGAATTTTCTCAATCTTGGCGAGGGTTTCCCGCTCCTGCTGCTTTGTAGTCATGTGTTATTCTCCTTTCTGATCTGGACGCCTCCCGGTTAAGCCGGGAGTGCGTCGGAATTGGAAGCGCCGCGGGTGAAGGTGGTGGAGCCGTACTTGCTGCGGATCTGGCTCATGCTCTTGCTGCCACGGTGCCAGTGGCTGCCCTCTTCCTGGAAGTGCCAGCTCCACAGCTTCTTATTCTGGGACCAGCGGCAGCCGCAGGCCTTCAGAGCTTCCTTGTGCTTCTTGGTCTCGCCGCCGATCCACAGCCAGCGGCCGCAAAGCTCGATTTCCAGGCCGTCCATCTTCAGCAGGTGGTCAATGATCTGGATGAAGTCGCCGGCGCTCTCGGTGGTCGCCTTGGTGCGGCCGGTGGTATCTTCTGCGGCCTGCTCATTCTGGCTGCGCTTCAGGACCTCGAACCGGGCTTCGTACTCGGCGTTGATGGCCTGCATGGTTGCGGTGTCGCCGCCTACATCGGGGTGATGCTTCTGGGCCAGATGCTTATAGACCTTCTTCAGCTCGTCCAGGGTCTTGCAGTTCACGAAATACTTTGTCATGTTGTGACCTCCTCAAAATTTTCTGTCGTGGTTGCCGGTGTTGTTTGATCTGGCCCAATCATACTGCAAGCACCATGATGGAGTCAAGCCCCAAAAATCAAGTTTGGCAGGTCTGCACAGTTGCCGCCTGCTGTTTTTGTGCAGGTTTGACATGGTGCTGACACCATGCGTTTTGTTATAATAATTAGCATCAGTAAGAGGGAGGTTTTACCCATGGCAGGAAGCAAGAAGCCCGGCGAGACCTGGAACGGGCATGTTTCGCCGGCCGTGAAAACGGCATATAACAAGCGGAATTACCAGGCAATCACGTTCCGCGTGAAGCTGGACGGCTCCGACGGGGTCACCGGTGACCAGATCCGCGCAGCAGCCGACGCCGCCGGTCTGAGCGTTAACGCCTGGATCATTGAGGCGATCCGCGACAAGCTGTAATAAATGCCGGGAGGGGTGACAACGACCCTTCCCGGCTTTCTTTCTGCTTTCTTTCTTTGTATATACGAAGTATATATTTCTTTCTTTACTCTTTCTTTCTCGGTAAGTTCAAGTTTATAGCTTATACTCTCCCCATGAGGGGAGAGAGTATAAGCGTATAAGCTATATACGGGTAAGATATATTACGGGATATAATACAGGGAAGATAAGAAGAGTAAGAGATGGCGCGCGTGGTTGGAGCAAAAAAACGCGCGAGGCGGGGCCGGTGGGCGGTGGCCTGCCGGGCTTTGCTGTGTTCCGGGGCATGGTTCGTATTCGTTCGTATTCCGGCGTATTCGGTGGTATTCGCTTGAAGGGGATCGCTGGGCAATTCGGGAAGAAGTTAATCGGATATTAAATCATATCCAAGTGGTTGCAAGGGTTTGGTGGTTTTCTGTGTCGGAACTGTGTCGGGAGGCAATTCCGGCAATGAGGCAATGAGGGCAGGCGGGCGCGATCATTCCGGCAGGGTGGCGGGGCGCTGCGCCGGTGCTGTGGTCCCGATCCGGGTGGAAGGCGGATGCGGGCATTATGGAGGGGGTGGGGGAAAAACAGGGGGGCCTTCGGGGGAAGGGCGTAGGGATATTGCCCCACATTCTCGCGGTCTATCCCGGGAAGTTTCCGGGGCCATTGCGGCTGTCGGCGGGTCATGGGCGTACCGGCGGGAAAGGATGGCATGTTCCGGTATGCTGGTGGCATGGATAGAAGTGGCAGGTACGTGGCAAGGACTATGCCGGGTATGTCCCGATGAAGCTGCGCTGACCGGGGGCGGACATTGCGGGTTCGATGCATGGGCAGCGGTTGGTATCTGTGCGCCGGGGCGCTATGGGGCGCCCGTCGCAAGGGGGTGCCGGAAAAGAGACGGGGGAGTGTTTGCGGTTTCCCTGCCGGAAATAACAGGAAGGGGGCGCAGAGGGGTCAAGGTTTCTTTTCGTTGCCTGTTGGGCGGTATCTATGATACCGTGAATATGGCTAAAGCTCATTTGGTCTGGAGCGGTTCTGCGGGGGCGCCGCTCCAAACACACGCCAGCTTGGCAGAACAGCATTGCAGCGGTCCTGAAAACCGTGGCCGGAAACGGTATGAGGGTGCAAATCCTTCAGCTGGCGCCAGCCGCCCAGCGGCAAGATCTGAGAAGATCCGTGTACTGACAGCCGGGAAAGACCGGCACTCCTTGGGGGATTAGCTCAGTAGCTAGAGCTGTAGTGGCCCGGGTGCAAGTCCCGGATTCCCCACCAGCCGAGGGAACTGCCCATTGTCCGGGGGCAGCATACCGCGTGACGATAAGGGTTAGACGCGGCGCAATGATTCCGGGGCGTTGCGGTTCTTTCCTGGTTGAACAGAACCACCAGGAAACCATGGCAGAGTGACTGGAGATGGTCCCAGACCAGGCTCATAACCTGGAAGACGTTGGTTCGAGTCCAACCTCTGCAACCAGCCGGTGACGGCATCTATAGGACCTCCTTATGGATTTGTGTTGTGGCGAATAGCTCCGGTCCCGTTTCCCGCCGGACCGGAGCAGCTACGGTTGACAAGCATTGGCAGATGATGCGGCTGACACCGAAAGGTGCAGCAGAACGGGGTGCATCTCCCCGGTCGGCCACGGATGATTCGCTCATTCACCTCCTCAAGCGGCAGCCCGTAAAAGCCGCTCTCCTCCGGAATCGGGAGCGCCGGTGCGATTCCGGTTGGGCACCCAGATGCAGAATGAACCACGGGAGCCGTGGGGCAGCGTGCTAAGCTGATCCGACCCGGAAGGGTTGGGGTGCAAGACCTCCGTTCTGCGCCATACGACAGAAAGGGGTGGAGATATGTCCACAGGTAAGAAGGCCGACAAGGCCAAGACTTCCACAAAGTCCCGGACATATGCCACCGTGGACGAGCTGGTAACCGTGATCGACAAGTATTTTGACGATTGCGACAGGGAACACAAGCTGTACAACGAGGCCGGTCTGGCGCTGGCGCTGGGCGTGCAGCTGCGGACGCTGGTCTCCTGGTATGAGGGAGAGCGGTGCCCGGAGTTCCAGGACGCGGTTCGATTTGCCTATCTGCGTATTCAGGACCAGATCGAGTCCGACCCTGCCTATCAGGACAAGAGCATGTCCACCCGGGCCATCTTCCTGCTGAAGCAGAAGAGGCTTGGCGGCAAGCAGGACAAGATCGAGGCCAAGCAGGATATTGCCGTTAACGTGAAGATGGGTTCCGGCATGGAAGAAAGCGACTTTGCGTGAGGTGGCCTGTATGAAGAAAATGCTCCAGTTTTTCTCCATTCTGCTGCTGTGTCTGATCGGCTTGCAGAATGTGGCCATTTACCACCGACTTACCCGGCGGGATAAGGAGACCGCTCTTGACGAGCGGGTGCAGGAATCCATGGACGAGGAGGCACGGCTCAGCCGGGCAATGGCCGAGGGCGTGGATAACCTGATGCGCTTCAGCGTGCGGGGTCAGGATGGATTCGGAGGCGACGAATGAATACCGTACAGAACGTATTTGACATTGCCATCCACCTGATGGACGCGCAGAACGAGTCCACCGGCAGCACCAACACTGCCGACACCAAGGAGTACGCGCTGCGCACCCCCAGCCTGCTGAACAGTCTGCTGGACCGGGTATATCCGGCCAGTGAAAACTATGCGGCCCAGGTGGGGAAGCGGGCGGTATGCCCGAAGGTGTCCAAAATGACGGACACTATCCAGCTGGACGAGCGGCTTTGCAGCGGTGTGCTGCCCTACGGTCTGGCAGGCTTGCTGCTGACCGAGGAAAACCCCACGCTGGCAAATTTCTTCTGGGAGACCTTCGAGGAACAGCTGGAGGAGGCGAAACGCGGCCTCCCCGCCGGCATCGAACCCGTTGACGATGCATACGGCGGTATTGAGCATGGATGGTACAGCCAGTGGTAAGGGACGGCTGGTATTCCTGCCCGATGTGCAAAAAGCATATCCAGAGAATTGAGCCGGACAGCGTGATCTACAACACGCCGTTCCGTTGCCGGGCCTGCCGGGTAGACTGGTATCCGACCATCTACATGGGGCAGGAGATCACGGGAGACATCCCACCCATACACACAGCTGACAAGTGAAGAAGGAAGCCTTCAGAGCGCAAGACGCCATAGGCAGTGAGTTTTGATACTCGCTGTGCTATGGCGTCTTTTTTTGTTTGATTTTTTGGCTCAAAGGCCGCCCCAGACCAGGGCAGCCATTGAAATATACGCCGCCAGACCAGGCGGGGAAAGAGGACCACTATGGAAGACATTACCATGACCGCTACGGAGCAGGAGGAGACCACCGACAGCTTCATGGAGGGATGGGACGGCACCGACACCTATACCGCAGAGGCAGACCAGCCGGAGCAGGAGGAAACGGTGAATGAGGCGCAGGAAGCCGCGGAGCCTTCCGGCGCTGAGAGCGAGGCAGCGCAGCAGACCGCCGAGACCCCGGCGGAGGAAGCCGCCCCGCAGCAGGCACAGACCCAGCAGCCGGTGGACGCACCGAAGCAGTGGGAGCTGCGCCACATGGGCGAGGTAAAGTCCGTGGGCGAGGCCGAAATGGTCACGCTGGCCCAGAAGGGCATGGACTATGACCGTATTCGGGAGCGCTACGACGAGGCAAAGCCCGTCATGGAGCTGTTTGGCACCTTTGCCAAGCAGGCCGGTGTGAGCGTTGCCGACTATGTTGCCCGCATCCGTATGCAGGCCATGCAGTCCCAGGGCATGAGTGAGGCGGAGGCCCGCCGCACTGTGGAGCTGGAGAACCGCGAGGCTGTTGTTGCTGCCCGTGAGGCAGAGACCCAGGCCCAGCAGCAGACCGCTGCTGACCAGACCGCCGAGAGAGACCGCCGCATGGCGGAGATCGAGGCATTCCGAAAGACATTCCCCGATGCAGCAAAGGACCCCAAGGGCATCCCGGCAGAGGTATGGGACATGGTACGGGGCGGCATGACCCTTGTGACTGCTTACGCCGTTTACGACGCAAAGCAGGCCCGTGCCGCACAGGCCGCTGCGGAGCAGAAGGCTGCCGCAGTCAGTCAGAACCAGACCAACGCTGCCCGTTCCACCGGCAGTATGCGATCTTCCGGCGACAAGGGCAAGACCCGGGACCCCTTTGAGGAGGGCTTCGGCGCCTGAGCGCCGACCCCATTACGGCCCTGTCTGCATCGGTAACGACAGAAAGAAGAGAGGGCTAAATCATGGCTACCAATTACACTACCAAGTACGCCAGCCGAATTGCTGAGCGTTTCCATCTCGGTTCCCTGACCGATTCCGCCTGCGGCAACGATTACAGCTTCGTAGGCGCAAAGACCGTCAAGGTATACAGCGTTGACACCGTTGCGCTGAACGACTTTGACCGCACCGCCGGTTCCAACCGCTTCGGCGCAGTTGCAAACCTGGGCGACACCGTGCAGGAAATGACCTGCGCACAGGACAAGGGCTTCACCTTTGCCATTGACGCAGGCGACCAGAGCGACCAGGCCATCGACAAGGCAGCAGGCAAGGCTCTGCGCCGCCAGATCGACGAGGTGATCAACCCCACCGTTGACAAGTACCGTCTGGCCAAGTGGGCCGCCGGCGCCGGCAACGTGTTTACTCCCAGCGCAGCACCCACCAAGAACTCCATCCTGGGCACCATCATCGACGCCAACGCCATGGCCACCGAGGACCTGGTTCCCACCGAGAACCGCACCCTGTTTATCAGCGTGGACTGGTACAAGCTGCTGGTTCAGGCAGACGCCATTCTGGGTCTGGAGAGCCTGGGCAAGGATGCTGTTTCCAAGGGCGCAGTCGGCGCGGCTGACGGCTGCATCGTCAAGCCTGTTCCCACCAGCTGGATGCCCGAGGGCGTGGGCGCCATCATCAAGTACAAGGGCTGCACCGTTGACCCCGTCAAGCTGCAGCATTACGACGTGCTGAAGAAGGTGCAGGGCTTTGACGGTCCCGTGGTACAGGGCCGTATCTACTTCGACGCATTCGTTCTGGATGCCAAGAAGGACGGCATTGTTGCCATCAAGACCAAGGCTTAATGAGCAGAGGCCCCCGGAATCGGGGGCCTCTTTCCAAAGAACGAGATACCGGAAGAGGTGAGTGCATTGGCCTATAACGGCGGAAAAATCAGAAACGGGGGAGGCGCTGTCAACGTTGATCTGGGCGACCTGAACCCCAAGCAGAAGCTGTTCTGCCAGGCCCGGACCCGATACGTGGCTTACGGCGGCGCCCGTGGCGGCGGCAAGACCCACGTTCTGCGGGTGAAAGCCTTTGGCGGTGCATTGACCTATCCCGGCATCCGCATCCTGATCGTGCGTAAGGAATACCCGGAGCTGGAACAGAACATCATCCTGCCCATGCGCAGCATGATCCCCCAGGAGCTGGCAAGCTACAACGGCACCATGCGCATGATGTTCTTTGTGAACGGCTCCACCATCAAGTTCGGACACTTCGGCAACGGTGACGAGCTGGAATACCAGGGCCAGGAATACGACTGGATATTCCTGGAGGAGGCGACCCAGTTCACGGAAAGCCAGTTCCGTACCCTGGGCGCCTGCCTGCGAGGCGCCACCAAGATCCCACGCCGGATGTACCTGACCTGCAACCCCGGCAATATCGGACACCTGTGGGTGAAGCGATTGTTTGTTGACAGGGAGTATCAGGAGGGGGAGAACCCCGCCGATTACACCTTCATCCCGGCCACTGTGGACGACAATCCCCAGCTGCTGGCAGCTTCTCCGGAGTATAAGCAGATGCTGGACCTGCTGCCGGAGGACATTCGCCGGGCACACCGCTACGGCGACTGGGACGCGCTGGCAGGCACCTTCTTCCCGGAGTTCCACAAGGAGACCCATGTGATCGAGCCGTTCCGCCGCATCCCGGCGGAGTGGAAGAAGTACCGGGCCTTTGACTACGGCCTGGATATGTTTGCGTGCCTCTGGATCGCGGTGGATTTTGACGGACGCTGCCACGTTTACCGGGAGGTGCAGCAGAAAGACCTGATCGTGTCGGAGGCAGCAAGGCTGGCGCTGGACCTGACGCCGCCCTGGGAACACATCGAGTGTACGATCGCGCCGCCGGATATGTGGAACAGGCAGAAGGACAGCGGCAAGAGCATGGCAGAGGTATTTGCCCAGAACGGCCTTGGCCTGCTGCGGGCCAGCAACAACCGTGTGCAGGGCTGGATGGCCGTCAAGGAAATGCTGAAACCCCTGCAGCATGACAAGGACCGGCCCGGTCTGCTGGTGACGGCGGACTGCGTGGGCCTGATACGAAACCTGCCGGCGATCCAGCACGATGAAAAGAACCCGTCGGACTGCGCAACGCAGCCCCACGAGATCACCCATATTTGTGACGCTATCCGCTATTTCTGCGTGACCCGGACATTGGGCGCAGAAAAGGCCGTCGTCCCCGATGAGGAGGATGAGGACGACCTGCTGGACTATGACGAGGCCATGACCGGCGGCGAGATGAGCGACGACTATCTTTGTTACGGAGGTGACTAAGCCTTGGCATCCATTGGTACAAGCAGCGCCGCCAGCGTGTTGAAAATCAAGGAATTTCTAGGATTGAACCAGAACCCTGACGGCGACACCAATATCAGGACCGGCGAAATGAGCGAGATGCGGAACTTCCGTATCACGCAGGACAAGCACCTGCAGATTCGACCCGGCACCAAAACCCTGCTGACCCTGCGGGACGCATGGGATGCATGGACTGCCGGGCACGCGCCGGAAACAGATACCCCTGTATTCTGCGGCTGCTGGCACGGCAAGGTGGGTGCGGACTATCACCTGATCGCGGCCTTCGGCGGAGTGCTGTTCGACGTGGACGCGGAGAACGGTGTGGCAGTGCCCATCGGCACCTGCACGCAGGCGGAGACTTCCTTCTTTGGCTTTGAGGGAAATGTGTATCTTCTCAACGGCCACGATTATCTGGTGTGGGACGGTGAGGCGGAGCAGTTCAGCGAGGTCGTGCCCTATGTCCCCACGGTGATGACCGCCACCACACCCCAGGGCGCAGGCACGCTGTTGGAAAACGTGAACCGCCTGACCAACCGACGCCGTGTGCAGTTCAGCCCGGATGGTACGGAAACCGTATTCCGCCTGCCGGAGAAGAACATTGATGCAGTTGTGGACGTGACCGGCACGGACATCCAGTACACCGTGGACACAGCGGAGGGCGCAGTGACATTTTCCACAGTTCCGGCAAAGGGTGTAAATACAATTGCCATTACATACAGCAAGGGCGAGGGCGCCGCGGACGAGGTGCGCAGGATGCGCTTTGCGGAGCTTTTCAACGGCACCACGGATTCCCGCATCTTCCTGTACGGCGACGGCAGCAACCGGACTATTTACAGCGGCGTGGACAATGCCACCGGCAAGCCCAGCGCCGCTTATTTCCCCGACCTGTATGAGGCGGCCATCGGCGAGGAGAACACACCCATCACAGCCATGATCCGCCACTATTCAAGACTGCTGGTATTCAAGACCACATCCTGCTGGAGTTTGCAGTATGACGTGGTGGCACAGGCAGACGGCACCGTGACGGCGGCTTTCTATGTGACGCCTGTGAACCGACAGATCGGCAACAGCGCACCGGGACAGGTGCAGCTGCTGGAAAACAACCCTTTGGCGCTGTTTGAGGGCAGCATTTACCAGTGGCAGGCGACTTCTTCCGGCGGCAACATTACTGCCGATAACCGCAATGCCAAGCGCATTTCCGACCGTGTTTCCGTGGCGCTGACAGCCTTTGACCCGACGCGGACCCGCACATTCAACCGTGTGGGTGAGCGGGAGTTCTGGTTCCTGTATGGGGGCAGGGCGCTGATCCTGAACTATGGGGCAGATGCCTGGTATCTCTACACGAATATGCCGCTGCGCTCCATGCTGGAGATCAGCGGCAGGGTGTACGGCTTTACGGAGGACGGGCGCATGATGCATGTAAGCCGTGCCTACCGCAATGACGACGGTGAGGAGATCGACGCCTACGCAGAAACCGGCTCCATGGACTTTGGAAAGGACTGGCTGCTGAAATACAGTCCCATGATCTTTGTGGCCATCCAGCCGGAATCCAACGCCCGGATCACGGTGACGGTGGAGACCAACCGGCGCAGTGACTACCCGGACAAGGTGGTTGCGGCCAGCCTGTCAACCTTTGACCATGTAAATTTCGGTCATTTCAGTTTCCGTACCAACCGCAAGCCTCAGGTACGTCGGCTGAAAATCAAGGTGAAGAAGGCGACCTTCTACAAGCTGATCTACAAGAGCCGGTCCGCTTCCGCCACTGCCACTGTGCTGGAAACAGACATTCAGCTGCGGTACGCGGGCAGCGTGAAGTAAGAGAGGGAAGAAGATGAAAACCAAGCATATGACACCGCAGAGCGTGGCCAGAGAATATGAGGCTGCGGTGCAGTTCAACAACGGCATTGACCTGTACGACTGCGTGAATACCAACGAAAATTTCTTTATCGGCAAGCAGTGGGAGGGCGTGCAGAGCAACGGCCTGCCCACGCCGGTGTTTAACTTTTTGAAGCGTGTGGTGCTGTTCTCGGTTGCCAACGTTTCCACAGACAATCTGAAGCTGCACGCAAAGCCCATGGTGTCCGCCTCCCGATACGGGGAGCGGGTGCTGGAGGTACTGACCAACATTCTCAACGAGCAGTTTGTTTCCGTATTTGAGCATAACAAAATGGGCGCACGCATCCGCGAGTTCTGCCGGGACGCAGCGGTGGACGGCGACGGCTGCATGTACAGCTATTGGGACAGCGAGATGGAGACCGGGCAGGACGCCAAGGGCGGCATTTGCACGGAGGTCCTGCGCAATACGCAGGTCATGTTTGGCGATCCCAATAACCGGGATGTGCAGAGCCAGCCCTATATCCTGATCGAGCGGCGACTGCTGGTGGAGGACGCCCGGAAGCGGGCGAAAGCCAACGGCGTGAGTCAGGACGAGATCGACCTGATCGTGGCGGACGGCAAGGAGACCGGCGACAACTATCTGGACAAGCTGGCCGGCAACAAAGTCACCGTGTTGCTGAAGCTGTGGCGTGACGACGAGACCGGCACCATCCACGGCTATGAATGCACCAAGAACGCAGACATCCACCCGGCGTGGGATTTGGGCATCAAGCTCTATCCACTGGTGTGGATGAACTGGGACTATGTGCAGGACAGCTATCACGGGCAAGCCATGATCTCCGGCCTGATCCCCAACCAGATTTTCGTAAACAAGCTGTTTGCCATGTCCATGATCTCCCTGATGACCCTTGCATACCCCAAGATCGTGTATGACAAGACAAAGGTTGCCAAGTGGAGCAACCGGGTGGGTGCGCAGATCGGCGTGAACGGCAGCGTGGACAATGTGGCAAAGATCATTGACCCAGCCAGCATCAGCCCCCAGATCAGCCAGTTTATTGAGCTGGCCATTAGCTATACCCAGAAGTTCCTGGGTGCGACGGACGTTGCCCTGGGCGATACCCGCCCGGACAACACCTCGGCTATTATCGCCCTGCAGCGCGCCGCGGCCACGCCCATGGAGCTGACCAAGCAGAACCTGCTGCAGAGCATTGAGGACATGGGCCGCATTTACATGGAGTTCATGGGCGAGTATTACGGCAAGCGCTATGTGGAGGTGCAGAACCCTCTGGAGGAGGGCAGCACCATGGTGGTGCTGTTTGACTTCTCCGTGCTGAAAGAGATTCCCTGCGGGGTGAATCTGGATGCGGGCGCGGCTTCCTACTGGAGCGAGATCGCCGCCATGCAGACGCTGGATAATCTGCTGATGCAGGGCAAGATCAGCACGGTGGAGTATCTGAAGCGGCTGCCTGCCGGACAGATCACGGACCGGGAGGCATTGATCGCCGTACTGATGCAGGAGCAGCAGATGCAGCTGGCAGCGGCGGGGGTGCCTGTTGCGGCCCCGGCCCCTACCACACAGGCCGAGCCGCCCATGCGGGGCGGCCCCGGCTACGGCGCATTGCAGAGGAAAATCAACGAGTCCGGCGAAGTGCCGGGAATGTGAGGTGACTTATGGCATTACCCCTGATGAAGGATGATCTGAATATCATCCAGAAGCTGGACGACGAACCCAACGACGTGGGCGGTCTGTCTGCCGAGGAGCTGAAGGCGAAGTTTGACGAGGCGGGCAACGCCATCAAGAAGTATCTCAATGAAACGCTGATTCCACAGTTGGACGCAGAGGGCATGTCCGGGGACGCCCAGAGCGTGTGGGAACCTTATGACAGCACCAAGACCTATGTGCCCGGCAACAAGGTGTATTACGCCGGTTCCAGCTATCTGAACAAGCTCAGCTGTACCGGCATTGCGCCCACCCAGACCACATACTGGCAGATCATTGCCCAGGGCGGCAGCGGCGGTGGAGAAGGTGGCTCCGGGGCGGACGGATTCAGTCCCGTGGTGGAGATGAGCAAGGCCGACGGCGTGACCACCATCACCATCACCGACAAGGACAGCGTGCAGACCACCACCATTGAGGACGGCGAGGACGGCGTGAGTCCCACCATTGATGTGAGCAAGAGCGGCAAGGTGACAACCCTGACCATCCATGATGCGGAGGGCACCAAGACGGTCAACATCAACGACGGTGCGGACGGTGCAGATGGCGAGGCGGCAGAGGAAGTGCTGGTTGAGGACGTTGATATGTCCAACTGGTACAGCGGCAGCTTTGAAATGACCTATGAGGATGGCACGGTCAAGGAAGGCTCTGTGACCTTTGACAGCAACAACAGGCCCAAGACCATCACCCTCAACGGCCATACCCTGACCCTCACCCTGCCGGAGGTGGAGTAAATGTATGAAAAAACTGTTCTCGCTTTTACTGGCGGTCATTTTGATTCTGCCGATGGGGGCGTGTGCGGAGGAAGGAGGGGAAAACATGGCTAACTACCTGACGTTTGCGTCTGCCGAACCGTTCACCATTGCCGTGAACAATGCGACAAAGAACTGGGACGGTACGCTGTACTACTCCACCAATGCTACAAGCTGGAACGAGTGGGACGGCACTACGGCTATCGAAAGTGCCGAGCATGGCGGCGAGCAGAAAATTTATGTGCGGGGTAGTGGGAACACCCAGATTTCAGATGCCGCTTCTTTTTATGACAACCGTCGTTGGGCCTTAACAGGCAGTGGAATCCGCTGCTCTGGAAACATTGAAAACCTACTGGATTATGAAACGGTTGCAAACGGCGAGCATCCGACTATGGGGGATGGTTGCTTTTATGCTTTGTTCCATAACTGCACCAGTTTGATTCAAGCACCAGAGTTGCCAGCCTTGGAAATGACAAAGGTTTGCTATGCCTTCATGTTCTGTGGCTGCACCGGCTTAGTTGAAGCACCCAAATTACCAGCAACCAATTTGTATCTGAATTGCTATAGCAGTATGTTCAAGGGCTGTACCAGTTTAGTCCAATTACCAGAATTGCTTGCGACCACTTTGGAATATGGCTGTTACAGAGGTATGTTCGAGGGCTGCACCAGTTTGAAAGTGTCAACAACGCAATCGGACGAGTATCCTTACGAATATCGTATTCCGAATAGCGGTGTGGGTACGGTTGATACATATTCTTTAACCGATATGTTCGCTGATACAGGCGGCGAATTTACTGGTACACCGAGCATCAACACCACTTACTATCTGCACAAATCCAATGCGATTGTTGGTAGCAAGCTGTCTGTCAGCGTGGCGCAGATGATGGACTATGACGACGCCACCGGACTGCCGGAACTGCCGGACCGGAATAAAGAGATTCATCCGTATGCACTCATACACAGCACTTCGTTGAATTCGACCCGTCATCTAATTTTTTCGGGATGTCAAATACGCCAAGATGTTACAGTTCTCGAAGAAGTTACACCTAATAATTGGGTGCATTATATCGCAGACGAAGGTGATGAATCATGGATATTTATAGAGAGCAGTGACACAACAGCGTATACATCGGGATTGGCTGGTATATGGTGGGCAAACTACGATGTTTACCATGTTAGCAATGATGCACTTTACCGTGCCGCATCCGAGCCTGTGGTTATTGGTAATTGTGTAACCGAAAACACAGCAACCATCAATTTCACCTGTAAAGACCTGCTTTCCACGGATGCGGTCTACCATATCAAGGCATGGTGTTACCCCAAGGGCATGGACTACTGGACAGCACCCGCAACGTGGGAGAGTGACCTGTTTGCAGGCCCTACCCACAGCGAGAGCGTGACCTTTACAGGCTTGCTCCCAGGCGTGGAGTATGAGGTTTACGCCGTCATTTACGGCACGGATGGCGCAACGGAACACAATGCCGTTACGACCTTTACCACGGTTGCCAGCGAGGAAGAAACGCCTCAAGCGGTGGTGCAGTACAACGAGTTGACGGCAACCAGCTTCACGGCATGGCTGTTCACGCAGGGACTGGAAGCAGGAACGGACTACACAGCGGAGTTCTCTGTACGCCCTAAAGATACCAGCATTGACACTACCCCTGTGATTTACAAAGACGTGTATTTCACAGGCGAGGATGGATTCAAAGCCCACTCCTGCGAGTTCACCGGGCTTTTGCCGAACACGACCTATACTGTCAACGTTGACCTCTATCCATCAGACGGAAGCGCAAGCATTATTGCCTGCGACTGCGAGGTAACTACTTTGGAGGGCGTTCCTGTGGTTGTCCGTGATGCGTTCCCACTGGGCTTTGCAAGCGGTTTGTGCGGCTTGCCGATCACGGAAGCCGATGCAGATTACAACACATGGGCGCAGGGCTACATCGTGGGTGCGGCTATGCGTAAGGCTTTATGAAAGGAGAAAACAATATGAGTTTTGACCCTATTACTTTGGCAATGGCGAAGCCGAAAGTCATTGACCTTGACGAGTACGGCATCGGAGTTGCGATTCTCTATCTTTTCGCAAACGGTGGCGGTACGCAAACTCTGGAAAACGTTGGACAATTCTGGTCTGATATTTCCACCGATAAGGAACTGCGACTGGAAATGAACTACTCTGAATGGCGTTTTGTCATTGACCAGTGCGCCAGAATGATGGAACCAGGCTTTGGTGCTGTTCAGCTTTCGTATGGCTTTTTGGTTACTGACGAAGAAGGCACAAGCTACGAAATTAAAGTTTCCATTGTCCGCACGGCAACTGGTGGTGCTTATGTCACCGTAAAAGCAACCTAACCCCCGCCCCATATTTTCGGATTGATTGGAGGCAATGCATGACGCGAGACATGGCACGAGGTTACGTTATGGGCAAACGGCTTAACCAGACGAGCCACCCTTACCCCATCGTTTTCGACGATTTCAAGGGCGACCGTGACGAATTTGTAAAGGGACTGCGCCTTGCAGGTTTTGGCGGCAAAGTCTCTTTCGCTGATAACTAAGATTGGAGGACTATCACATGAAGATTTTGAACACCAGCTCTACCCGGGCGGATTTTGAGGCAGCATACCCTTACGAACTGGCAGACACCTCTGACGGCATCCTGCCCAGCGGCTGCCCCTGCATGTCCAGCATCTTTGTGGTGGACAAGGGCGATGTCGTTTTCTGCGACGGCAAGGACCACTGGTATCTTGAGAAGGACAAGCCTGTGGATGCCGGGCAGCCCATTTCGGCGCTCTTTACATAAGGGGGCGGCTTCCATGGAGCATCTGACCCCGACGGAAATCTGGACCGCAGTGCTGGCCATTGCTTCGGCTGTGGTGCTGCTGAGCAACGCGGCGGAGAAGATCGCCAAGGCGTGGCGGACCGCCAAGGCCCCCAATGTGCTGCAGGATGAGCGCATCTGCGCACTGGAGGAGTGGCGCAAGGGCGTGGACCAGAAGCTGGACAACGACAAGAAGCACCTTGACACCATCGACGAGGGAAACCGTGCCACCCAGCGGGCCTTACTGGCCCTGCTGGACCACGGCATTGACGGCAACAACATTGAACAGATGCAGCACGCCAAAGAGGAACTGCAGAACCACCTGATCAACCGATAGGAGGCGCAGGAACATGAAGCTGAAAGTTAAAACCAGCAAGGTGATCCTGCTGGTAATTGCCGTGCTGCTGGTGGCCTTCGTGCTGAAGATGATCAAGCTGTATGAGACTACCGGCGGCGTGCCGGATTCGCTGGTCGCCGGTGTTTTAGGCGGCGGCCTTGCGGAGCTGGCTCTGACGGCGTGGATCACGGTATCGAAAGTGAAAAAGGGAGGAACACATGATGAATAAGATCGTGAACCGGGCAGCCAATCTGCTGTCTGTGAAATCTATCGTGACGCTGGTGCTGACGGTCGTGTTTGCCTATCAGGCTGTGACCGGCACCATCAGCCAGGACTTTATGACCATCTACGCGGTCATTATCGCTTTCTATTTCGGCACCCAGAGCCAGAAGGTGCAGGACGCCGTGGACAAGCAGGGGGAGGTGCAGCATGAAAGTGCTGAAGCCTAAGACCCGGGACGCCATTCTGCAGCTTGCACGATGGCAGGTCGGAGTTTGCGAAATGCCCGCAGGTTCCAACAAGGTGAAATATAACAGTTGGTATTATGGCCGGGAGGTGTCCGGCGGCGACTACCCCTGGTGCATGGTGTTTGTGCAGTGGATCTTCCACCAGGCGGGCTTCAACCTGAGCCGCACCGCCAGCTGCACCTATTTGGCCAACAAGTACAAGGCTGCCGGGCAGTGGGTGACGGAGGGCTTCAAGCCCGGCGACATCGTGATGTTCGACTTCTCCGGCAAGAAGAAAAAGACGGAGCATTGCGGCATCGTGGTGGAGGTCCGCAAGGACTGCATCATCACCGTTGAGGGCAACACCGGCACCGGCAACGACGCCAACGGCGGCGCTGTCATGGAGCGCAAGCGGGAGCTGCGGTTTGTGACGGGCGCCTGCCGACCCAATTACAACATGTGAGGAGGAGAACTCCATGGCTTACAATGCGACTCTGGGCTATGATCCCGACAAGGATTATAGCCTTGCCATTCGGAATGCCACTTCCGACACAGAGATCAAGAAGCTGCAGGCAGAGCGGCAGAACAAAATCAATGACGTTTACGGCGGTAAGGACCCTTGCACCACGCCCACGGTGAACAAGGTGACGGGCAACGCCACCACGCCGCCCAACACCGCCTCCAAGTATGGCTCCGACTGGAACCCCCAGACCGCCACGGCGGCAGACAGCCAGGCATACCGGGAACTGCAGGAAGCTGTAAACAATGCAGGCGGCATGATGGCGCAGGTGCCGGAGGTGCCGCAGGTATCAGCGCCGACGGTGAATATCCCCACGGTCAGCACGGGCACGGCGCAGAACGCAGAGCTGCCCGGCTACACGGATATGACCGAGTACCTGAAGGAGCTGTATGCCCAGAACCTGCAGGCGGAGCTGGGGGCGCTGGAGGGGGCATACAACGAGAATGTTGCCGCTCTGGAGGCCCAGCAGGGCGAGATCGAGCGGGCATACCAGGCGGCCCGGAACCAGCAGGCGGCACAGAATGAGCGGGAGCGGATGCGCTTCCATGAGTATGCCAACGCCAGCGGATTGAACAGCGGCACCGCCGGACAGGGCGCACTGGCACAGAGCGCCGTATACCAGAGCGAGCTTGCCAACATCGGCAGCCAGGAGGCCGCCAGCATGGCGGACAACGCTCTGGCGCTGGCACAGCTGCTGAGCCAGTACAACGGGCAGGTGCAGCAGAGCAAGGCGGAGAACAGCGCGGAGCTGGCAGCGGCCCTGTACGACGAGCTGCTGCGGCAGCAGGAGTGGGACTACAACAAGGCGATCTATCAGAACGAGCAGGCTGCCTTGAACCGTGATGCCGCCTATGAGCGGGCAATGACCATGCTTTCCTACGGCATGATGCCGGACGCGGCAGCTCTGGCTGCGGCGGGCATGAGCGGCACGGAGGCGGCTGTGCTGCTGCAGGCGGCGCTTGGCGGCGCGCCTGCAACCGGCAGCGGCGCAGGCGGTACGGTAACGACCGGCACCGGCAGCGGAAAGGGTAGCGGCTCCGGCTACAACAACGGCAGTCTGTCGGCGGAGCAGGTGAAGGCCATGCAGGCGCATCTGAACCAGTACCGGCCGGCAGACCAGCAGATCGCAGTGGACGGTATGTGGGGGGCGGCAACCTCTGACGCAGCAGGCGGCCTGACTGCCGATGACTACGCAAAGATTTACTACAAGCAGAAAAGTTGGAGTGGACGCTCCGACAGGTAAGGAGGCAACCTCATGGCTGAAAATCCCGTACTGAAAGAAGCAAAACAGAGGGGGCTTATCTCTTCTCCTGTGCATGAGACTGCCGGGGCGGGGCAGAGCGCCGTTTCCGGCAGCTCCAATCCTGTGCTCCGTGAGTATTTTGGAGAAGCTGCGGCTACAAGAGCCGAAAAACAGGCACAGATCATCAACAAGGCGAGGGAGGCCGCTTCGGCGGCCCCTGATGCAAACGGGGGCGGTGGGAAGGTTGGCAACGTCCTGAAGGGCGCAGCCAAAGGCACCGCTTCCGGTTGGGTCAATACCGGTGGAACGCTTCTGGACCTGATGAACAGAGTATCTGCAAAGAACAGCAGTGAGAACCGCAGGGCTGCCCAGGAGGCCGACAACGCTGCCCGCTACCGGGAGATGCTGGCAAGCGGCAAAATGGCGGACGGTACGCCCATTGACGCGGCCAAGCGCGCCCAGTTGGAAATGCTGGCGCAGCGGGCGGAGCGAAATGCCGGTATCTACCGGGAGGCCAACGAAAATATCCATTCCCACGGCGCAGAGGCTGCACAGAACCTGTACGGAACGGCGGACAAGCTGGCTGCAGAGTCTGAAAAGCACATTACGGCGGCCAAGAAGGACACCGGCAAAGTCGGTGACTTTCTGGTGGATTTGGGTGTTGCAGGAACGCAGCTGGCCGGCGACGCCCTGACCGGTGGCCTTGTGGCTACCGGTATTCGTACATTCGGCTCCGGTGCCCGGGAGGCTCGCCAGAGCGGTGCAACACTGGGGCAGCAGGTGGGCTACGGCGCAGGCAGCGCAGCGGTGGGCGTTCTGACAGAGAAAATCGCCAACGTGGCAGGCCCCTTTAAGAAAGCCTTTGGCAGCGGCGTTCTGGATGATGCTCTGGCAAAGGTAGCGGCAAAGCCTGCCGGAATGCTGGCAGTGTCTGCCCTGTCCGAAGGTCTGGAAGAAGGTGCAGAGGCGCTGGTGCAGCCGCTGCTGCAGAAGCTGACCTATAACCCGGATGCGGCGTATGACGCCGACTGGGTGGCAGACACTCTGTACAGCATGGCCATCGGCGGTGCGCTGGGCGGTGCCGGTGGCGGCATTGACGTTGCGACGAGCGGTAGAGGGCAGAATCTTGCCCCGTGGCGCAGCGGAGAAACGCAGATTGCGCAGAATGAGGGTAAGGTTACCCCTGCGCAGAAAGAGAACGCAGAGGGCCTTTCTGGCGACATTATGATTGCCGAGGCGCGGCGGCTTTCCGGGCAAAATAAAACCGCCCCCACAATGGGAGCGGCTTGGAACGAAAACGGGCTTTCTGCACTGACGGAGCAGGAAAAGACCAACCTGTCCAGCGGTAAGCGGAACAAGGTGGTGTCCAACTTCAATGAGGCTGTCGGCTTCATCAAAAATGCGCTGAAAAACAAGCAGGTGACAGACAGGGCGTATCTGGGCAAGGTGCCTGACGCTGTGGCACAGAGAGTGCTGGCAGATACGGGCGTGAACATTTCGGGCTTTAATGCCGTGCTGCCCAGTGATGCCGTGCGGCATATGTTCAAGCATCACGGAGACCCGTTGATGGAGGCGGCAAGAGGCCAGGTGTCTCTGACACCGGAAGCCGTTGCGGAAATTCCGTCTATCCTTTCTGAACCGGACAAGGTTTATCTTTCGGATAAAACAGATGCCCGTGGGCGCAAAATTCTGATGTTTGAAAAGCAGATCGGCAATTACTACATTACTGCGCAGGCGGTGTCCGACGGAACACATTCTCTCCAGACAGATACCCTGTATATACAAAAGAAGAACTCGCATGATACGGGGTCCAATGCCGGTGCATCCACCGACCCTGCACACAACGCCCGAAGCGTACCGCCGCAAAGTTCTTCCAATAACAGTGTACCCGGAAACGGCCAGAATGTCAACGTGGAAAACATGGACCCGCTTCTGAAGCTGATGATGGATGGTAAACGTGTAGACCAGAGCAAGGCCAGCAATGAGCAGTTTGCGGCTTTTGCAGATCGGGGCGACATCGGCGTGGACGCGGCGGGCAAGATGTTCCGGATCGACCCGGAGCAGCATATTGACCGGCGCGGTATGGACACCGTGGGCAGCCGGAAGGTGAACGCCTTCCAGTTTGACCACCCCCAGCTGCACAGCTACTTCCAGCGGGCGGCCGGTGCGCTGATCGCTGACGCGGACCTTTCTCTGCAGTTCGGCTTGCAGCGCAATGTGGAGCGGACAGTGCATGGAAAGAAGATGCGCCAGCAGGTGCAGACTTCACAGCACCTGCGCCGTGCCATGGACGAGACAGGCCTTTCCCGCAATGAGATCATCGACGCCGCCCAGCGGATCGTGAACGATAAGGGACAGGAGAATGTGAAGGCCGCCAAGCAGGTGGAGATCATTCTGGACGATATGCTGACCTACGGCTGGAAGCCTATGGTGGGTGGGGAAGTCGCCCCCAACGACGCGTATATCCGGGCAAAGAACGAGATCGCCGGCAGTCAGCCGGCGGCAGAGGACGGCCACGGTCTGGACGGCGTTGGCGCTGCCAATGCGGGTAGCCTGAATAGCGACTTTGAAAACCTGCAGGCCCAGAGCAGCAGATTCCACCCGGAAGGACCTTATGCGGCCCGGCCGGTGGATGTGCCGACACAGGACTTTGACGGGCGCAATATCCCCAAGTCCGCCTCCACCGTGATGGGCGCACAGGGCACGCCTGACCCCGCAGTTCTGCAGCTGGAGCAGATGATCGCAGACGGGGAGCTGTCTTTCGATACCATTACGGACAAGGACAGTGTGCGCCGGGCGCAGAACACCATGGCTGAAAAGGGCTTTGACGGTGCGCTGGAACAGTACCGGCAGGCGGTCAATTCCGGCGTGGCCACCAAGGACAACACCACGCTGGGCCAGCAGCTGCTGCTTGCGGCTATGCGCTCCGGCAATGTGCAGTACACGGCGGAGCTTCTGACCCTGTATACACGGAACAGCACCAACGCTGCCCAGGCACTGCAGGCGCAGAGCATCTTCCGCAAGCTGAGTCCCGAAGGCCAGCTGGTGGCCATGCAGAAGGCTGTGGACGCTCTGAACGAGAAGTACGGCACGGACGTGGAGATCGACGAGGCGGACGTTGCGGACTTCATGGAGGCCGAGACCGACGAGGCACGGCAGGAAGTGGAGAAACGGATCGTGAAGAAGGCCGCCAGGGCGGTGCCCGGCACCTTCAAGGGCAAGTACGACACCATCCGGTATCTGGCTATGCTGGGCAATCCCCGGACCCATATCCGCAACATCCTGGGCAACACGCTGTTCCAGGTGCCTGTGGCGGTGAAGAACCGGGTGGGTGCTGCGGCGGAGATCGTCGGCGGCGTTGTAAGCCGGGGCAAGACGGAGCGCACCAAGAGTCTCTTTGGCGCAAATCCCTTTGGCACGCTGGCGGCAGAGGCCCGTGCCGACTGGGTGAACGTCAAAGACTTTTTGAGCCAGAACAGCAAGTACAATGAGGGTAATGCAACCTTAAGCGCCATCGAGCAGGAGGCCCACGCTTTTAGCGACGACAACCTGCTGGGCCGTGGCGTCAACAAGGCGGCAGATTTCAACAGCCGCTTGCTGGAGGCGGAGGACACAGCGGCCAAGCGGCTGATCTATGCCCAGTCTCTGGCGGGCTATCTGAAGGCCAACGGCTGCAAGAGCATGGCGGATGCTGACGCTGCCCTGCTGAACAAGGCCCGGGTCTATGCAGCAGACGAGGCGCTGCGAAACACTTTTAACGACAAGAACGCGGTCAGCTCCGCGGTGAGTATGCTGGGCCGTGCCAGTAAGAGCGAGAATCCGGCACTGCGGACGGCTGGCTATGTGGTGGAGGGAGCACTGCCCTTCAAGCGGACGCCTGCCAACATTCTGGTGCGGGCGGCTGAGTACAGCCCTGTGGGTGCTGCGTTGGGAACCTTTGATACCATCCGCGGCGCAAAGAGCGGCGACACTGCCGAGATCGCAAAGGGTCTGGACCGTTTGGCTGCCGGTCTCACCGGCACCGGTCTCATGGCGCTGGGCGCTCTGGCTGCCGGCAACGGCTGGGTGCGGGGCCGGGAGGACGAGGACGAGAAGCAGGCCGCCTTTGACGACCTGACCGGGCACCAGGACTATGCGTTGGAGCTGAAAGACGGCACCTCTGTGACGCTGGACTGGCTGGCGCCGGAAGCTATCCCGTTCTTCATGGGCGTGGAGCTGTACAACGCGGCGCTGGACGGAGGACTGAGCGTCAGCGAGCTGGGGGACACGCTGAAAAATGCCACGGCCCCCATGCTGGAGCTTTCTATGCTGCAGGGCCTCAATGACATCTTCGACAATGCCGCATACGCCAAGTACAGCGGCGGCAGCGTGATGGGCAGCATCGTGACTTCCGCGCTGAGCAGCTATGTGACGCAGGTGGTGCCCACCATCGGCGGCCAGATCGAGCGCAGCGCAGAGGATGTGCGCATGACCACATACACCGAGAAGGACGGTGAGCTGTCCACAGACATGCAGTACACCCTGGGCAAGGTGAGCCAGAAGGTCCCCGGTTGGGACTATCGGCAAATCCCCTACATCGACGCGTGGGGCAGGGAGGAGGAGACCGGCGACCCGCTGGAGCGGGCGGCGAAGAACCTGTTTAACCCCGCCTATGTGAGCCAGATCGACGTGGACAAGGTGGAGCATGAGTTGCAGCGGTTGGCAGACGCCACCGGAGAGACCGGCATCTTCCCGGAACGGGCTGAAAAGTCCATCACCGGAAAGGATGGCAAGGATAAGAACTTCACGGCGGACGAGTACGTTGCTTACGCCAAAGACCTGGGCCAGACCAGCTACAAGCTGGTGCAGGCCGGTATGAACACAGCGGCATACCGCTCCATGAGCAACACCGAAAAGGCGGAGTATCTGAATGATCTGTTCAGCTACGCCGGTGCGGCTGCCCGGGCTAAGGCAGGCGGCAAAGAGCTGGAGGGCTGGAAGCTGAACGCCAAGAACGCTCAGAAAGACCTGGGCGTTTCCACGGCAGAGTACATTGCCCTGTATCAGAAGTACGGCAGCAGCTATCTTTCCGGCAACGGCTACGAAAAGACCAAGGCTGCTGCAGATGTTGGACTGTCTGTCGATGAGTATATCGAAATGAAGACCGGCGCCAACACCGATGGCAAGAGCGGCATCACCAAAGCCGAGGCCATGGCGGCGCTGGACGGACATCCCAAGCGCGTTGACCTGTGGGACATCATTTGTACCACAAACGCCAAAAACCCTTATGTATAAGAAAAACCCCTCTCACGATTGAGAGGGGTTTTTACTTTACACCTGTTGGCGGTACTCAATGTAGCGTTGGAATTTGCCTTTGGGATTGTCCCGGTGCTTGACGATGCGGACTTCCAGATCAGCGGCAGCCAGAATGGCTACCAGAGAGCGGCGGTCGGCGTCGTTTTCGATGGGTTCTGGGATGCGGGTCCATTCATTCATGGCGTTTTCTCCTTTGCTAAGAATTCCTTGTGCAGTCGCTGCACTTCCGGTTCGGTCTTCAGCCACCTTTGAAAGTGCTTGTTGCAGGTTGCCTCGTATTTACAGTTTCTTGTGAGGCCCGGGAAGTAGTGGAGTTCGCACAGCTGATTCCTGACCAGATCGTGCGTGTCCGGACAGCCCATCAGCACACACCATCCTTCAAATACTTCATGCCATAGTTCTGGCCACGCTTGCAAAAAGTAAACTTGCCGCGGATGATTCCGCTTCTGAATCCGTCAGCAAGAATCATGTCCGACAAATCTTTCAGGAACACATTGCACTCTTTACCGTCATTCAGGCTCTTGAAGGTTGCTCCTGCGGAAGAGCAGCCACGATAGAAGCCGATAAATTGCATATCATCTTCAAATACGAAGTTCTCTTTCCAAATCCACCGACCATTATTACACCGCTCGTCTTGAGGAGAATCCGGCAGAGTTCCTGTGTACTGCAAAAGTGACCCGTCTTTCGTGCTGAAAGGAATCATCAGGGGTTCTTTCTTGCCCATCACTGCACCTCCGGGCCGCGCCAGATGAAGTTGCTGCCGTCGCGGCAGCTGTCACAGGGGCATTTGTTGTGGCAAGCTTCACATTCGCCGGTACATCCCGGGATGTTTACGTTATTGGCGCATACCTTGCAGTTATCCAGCACGCTGCGCTTCAGATCGTCAACAGCGGCGGCAAGCTCATGCTGCGTGCGGGCCAGAACGGCCCGCAGCGCATCGTTGCTTTCCCGCTGGCGCTCCAGCATATTGGCGGCTTCGGTATAGTCGTTGGAAATAGCGGTGTGCCCGCACAGGCTCAGCTTGGGAACAGCGGAGCGCAGGTCATGGATCAGTTCGTTGCAGGTTCTCATGGATCGTGTTCCTCCTAAAATAAGCGGTAATTGAGTGAATAGTCGTCCAGCATCGACCAGCGAAAGCCTTTATCCCCGGGGATCAGGAGCTTTTCATCCTCCATTTGGAAACGAAGGTCGAAGTCATGCACGGTATGACCGTCCGGGTGGAAATTCACGGGGCTGTCTGCGTCCCATTTGAGCAGCAGTGCCCACAAGTCGGGATAGTCCTTTCGGAGCAGGCGAAGTTGATTGACGCCCTGGTTATGGCACATCCAGCAACCGTCACGACAACTGGATTCGTAGCTGGGGGCAAGGATGCCTTCATACTGGCAATACAGCCCGCAAAGCGGTTCTTCGATGCCAAACTCCACCAATGGCGCACGCTTTTTCTCGTTGAGCTGCCCAAAGCGCTTCGGCTCATCCGCTGCGATGCCGATGTACTCCACGATATTTTTCCTGCCCCTCGTGGCGGGGCCATCCAAAAACCGGGTTTTGAGCTTCTGGCACCATTGGCCGGTGCGGCGGATGCTGACCGGGAATCCGTATATAGTCGATTTTGAGCTTCTTGCACCAGCTCCCGATTTGCGCAGGGAAACCCTGTGGCCTGGGCTTTGGCGCTGCGCTTGAGGTCTGACTGACACCATGGGCCCCACAGCGTCGGGAAGCCGAGTATGCTGCCCGGCTCTCTCTCTCTCTACTTGAACAATTCGTGAACGATCAGCGGCGTTCCGGCGCCTGGGGATATGGTAAAACAGCTTTTCGTATGTGACCTTTTCACCGTTTCGCATGGCGCAGAGATGTTCAACCTCGATGCGGTACTTGCGCCAGATGTATTCATCGACAAAGGCCTTGTGCTGAACCATTAAGGGGTGTTCGCCGCGAATGGTATCGGTGGCCCATATGTCGGTTGTGGTGATCCGGTCCAGAGGAAGGCCGCGGGATATGATTACATCCAGCATTTTCAAACTGTCTTTGCCGTGGCTGGAGCGGGCGATATATATGGGACGGTCATTGTGGGATAGTGTCAGTTCCATGGCAGTCCCTCAAATATCGTAGGCGTAGGTGTGGCCGTCCAGGGCAAAGGGGTTTTTGACTTTGCCCCGGCAGCGGTCAATGATGGTCTGGTAGCTCATGTGGTTGGCACGGGCAGCGGCGCGGACGCTGGGATAGCAGGCAACGATCTCGCCGTCCGGCGCCACCTTGACAACAGGGGTTCTCCGGGAGGTGCAGCCGAACCGTTTACCCACATCGGCCTTGGTCATAAAGACCAGATTGTGCAGGCAGTTGTCGGACAGGTCTCCGTTTTTGTGGCAGAGCATCATGCCGGGACGGGGACCGCCCAGCCAGGTGTCCCGCATGAGGATATGGACGGGAATGTTTCGGATCTTCCCATCCGGAGCTGTGAGCTTCACGGCATACCACTTTTTGGCGGAGCCGTGGGTGGTGTGCCGGTGAATGAAGGGGCGCAGCAGCTTTGGTTTGGGAGCCAGACCCGGCCAGCGGCCGTGGTTCCAGCTGCGGACCTCGCCCATGCGGCTGATCTGATAGACGCCGTTGTAGCCGGGGATGTCCCGCCAGTCCAGATCATTCAGGGTCAGCATGGTCAGCTCCTTCCGAAATGGCGGCAGTCAGCTTCTTAATGTCCCGGCGAATGGCGTCCTTGGCGCTTTTGAGCATGGTTTCCACCTCATAGCGGGTGATAGGGTCCCTGGGCTTTGCAGCGTCGATCTCGGTGCAGAGTCGGTTTGCGGCAACGCCCCGGGTGGCTGCGCTGTTGTAATTGATCTGAAACTGCTCCCGGTTGCTCAGGTACACACGCAGGCCGTAGGGATAGCCGGGGGAGCCGGAGTCCACCAGACGCACGACCTCCACCGCTTCGGGATTGAAATAATAGCCTTCCAGTTTAACCATTGGCAGCCTCCCGGATCGTGACCTCCACACGGGGGGCGGCGTTGGTGTAGATCTTCCAGCTGCGGTCGATCTGCACGGCGGAATCGTCAGGGAAGGCAAGGCCGTTCAGGCTGTCCAGAATGGCCTTGGCGATATTGTCCGCGTCGGGGCGGTTGACATGGAAGGTGCCTGCCATGGCCTCTGCCTTCTTTTTGGAGACGTTTTTGGGGATGGGGAAGTAGGCAATCACGGTGGCCAGCAGGGGCACCTTGCCGGCAAAGCCGCGGCCGCTCTGGGTGCGCCAGCACTCCTGCACCTTGGCTTCGTAGTCTTTGGTTTTCTGGGGGGTATAGGTGCCGTATCGGGTGACGCGGGGGCGTCCCTTACCGACAGGGACGCCGTACACGGTGAATTTGATTTCCATAGATTCTCCTTATGTGAATGGTGTGTCGGCATCTGCGCCGATGAGTTCAGTAAATTGGACTTGGTGGTCAATGACCACCGTTGCGGCATTGCGATTCCCGTCCCCATCAGGGCCGCCAATCGCGCCGCTTCCTCGAAACAGGCTCGCTTGCTCTGCCCCCGGCAGCGCTTCGCCTGTTTCCCAGCCGCAGAGCCAGTTGGGGTTGTGGATGTAATACCGGCGGGATTTGGGGTCAAAGTGCAGACCGATCTCGCCGGTGTAGCCAAAGGTGCGGTTTGCCTGCACCTCCAGCTTTGCCTCATAGGGGTAATCTTCCACGGCGTCCATGCGGGAGACGCCGAAAACGTTGTCGGGGCGGTTGGTCAGGTCACCGGAGCCGGAAACATCGTCATTGTCGCCGCGGCCCTTTTTATCCGCGCCGCCCTTGCGGCGGTGGGCCACCAGATGGACGTGGGCGCCGGTCACATGGGCCAGGTCAACCAGACGACCCATGAAACGGGACTGGGCGCGGTAATAGTCGTCGCCGGTCAGGTCCACGGTCATGAGGTTATCCACTACGAATGTGGAGGCGTGATAACGGCGGTGGGCAAGTGTGAGCAGGGCAATGATGCGGTCCGGGTCGTGGACATCGGCCACGGTGTTGTCGATGATCCAGAGCTTGCCTTTCCACCACAGCTCGATTTGCCGGGCGATTTCCGGCTTTGGAGACCATACCTCCGTGCCGGTATCGGTGACGGAGCAGGTCAGGTGGTCGGGGCCGGCGGCCATGGCAAGCAGCCATGCCTTATAACGCCAGGCGGGCAGCTCGCCGGAGTAGACACAGACGGTGCGGCCCTCCCGAATGGCGGCCAGAATGGGCAGCCCCAGCAGGGTGGACTTGCCCTCTTTTCGTTTGCCGGTCCAGAGGGACACTTCTCCGTCATACAAGCCGCCGATGCGCTTGTCCAGATCGGGGATGCCGGAGCGGGCTTTTGACTGGCGTGCAATATCCACCTGTTCCACGGTGCTGATCTCCAGCAGGCCCTCCACCGGAAGCTCCTCGGAATCCTGCCAAATCTCGTCCCGGAGATAGGCGCTGAACAGGACCGCGCCCATGGCGTAAAACATATCCTGCAGGGATTGAAAACCCTGATATGCGCTTTGTGGTGTGGTGCAGACAGGGACGCCGGGCGCGGCGTTCTGGATGGCGTTGGCGGTTTCGCTGCGCTTTTCCTCATTGGCGCCCAGGACAAGGACGATAGGGAAGGACTCAAAAAAGTCTTTGCAGGCTTTGGCATGGTCGGCGGACCAGTCTTCCGGGAGAAAGACGGCATTTCGCGGGTCCTGGATAGCCAGAATGTCGCTGCTGTCTGAGTAGACCCAGCAGCCCATGGGGTCCGCCGGGTCCATCAGGGCGGGTGTGTAGATCAGATTGTCGGTTACATCGGGGAGTTGTTTGGTCATGTGCCTTACCTCCTCAGATGCTTAGAACGGCAACTCGCCGTCCTCCTCGCCGATCTCGGCAAACGTGTCCATACGGTCGGTGAGGGCAGACAGATTTGCGGCAGGGGAGCCGCCAAAGACGCTGCCGCCGGAGACGGCGCAGAAGTCGGCATCCAGATCGTAGTAGTCCTTGCCGTTGTACTCCCGCTTTTTCAGCTGGCCAATGACCAGAACACTGTCGCCCTTGCGGACGGCGGCAACGGAGGCGTACATGCTGCGCCAGCCATTGACATTGACCCACATGGTGGTGCCGTCCGGATTCTCTTTTACGGGCAGGGAGAAGACGGCATGCGCCTTGCCGTTTACAGGCTTGTCCTCGGCGTCTCGCCCGGCATTGCCGGTGGCCAGATACACGGCAAAGGTCTGGCCCTTGTGACAGTTGGTGCCGATCTTCGTGATCATTCCTTGTCCTCCGGCTCTTCCATGGCTTCCAGAAGGGCGTCAAAGTCACCGGTCTTGATGTCCTTGGCGCTCTTATAGCCCTTTTCCTGCAGCAGGGCCTTGGCCTCGTTCTTGGTGAGGCCGTGGCGGGCAGCGGCGGCATAGAAGAATTTGACCTGCGCGGCGGTGATGGGCTTGGTGGGGTCCTTATCGTTCATGTAGGCGTTGCCGTCCTCCACGCTGCTTTCCAGGTCCTGGGTAAAGGCATCGGACAGGCAGCCCAGAGACAGGGCAGCGGAGACCAAAGCACGCTTCTGGGCCATTTTCAGGGCGGAGTTGGCGCCGTCATAGGGGGACTGGGAGCCGGTGCGGCCCTCACGGGTGTTGCCGGAGCCGTAGGCGGATGTAATGACATACTCGCAGCCGTCCACGATCTTCACCAGATCGCAGCGGATGGCATAGAAGAAAAAGCCAATCTCCGGGTTCTCGATCTTGCTCTCCATGACATAGCGCTGACACAGGCCGTAAGCCACGGCAACCTTCTCGGCACCGGACTTGAACAGGGTGGGGTGCTTGGCCATGGGGGAACCGTCCTTCTTGCGGATCATGCCGAAATCCACATCACGGGTCAGGACGGCGGTGTTCATGCCGTTGCCCACCAGATAGTTGCCGGTCAGCTTATTGGCAGCGCCGCGGCGCTCCGGCGTGACCAGCATGGGCACGGCGTCATAGGAATACTGGGGGATCATCATCAGTTCATTGCTCATTGCGTTTTCCTTTCTTTGCGGTCAATGCCCGATGGAGTTTCTTGCACTCCACCAGACAGGAAAGATTGCGGTCGATCAGGAGAAGGTCATAGGTGCCGTCTTTGTGCAGGTGGAGGCAGTAGCTGTCTTCTGCGCAAAAGCTGCGGAAGTTGGCCAGCAGCCACCAGTAGCCGTCCAGCTGGGTGGCAACGCCCACCTTATGGATGGTGCTGCCGGTCTTGATGTCCAGGACGCAGGAGCGGTCCTGGATATAGCCGTAGCGGTCACAGGTGCCGGCATAACCGATGTTCTTGCCGCCCA